CAGGTTGTGCATCGCTTTTTTGGCGTATTCGTAAGTAATCGACGGTAGCCCTTTCGTCGCCAAAATCTTGCTCCAGTATTCTTTGCCGTTCACCGGCTTAGACTTTAGCGTTTCAAGGATGCCGGCAACTCGGCGCAGGCCTGTCTCGTTGTCTGTCTTTGGTGGCGGCGGCAGAGCGATCGTGGCTTTAGGTCTTGCCTTGCACGCCGCCTTAAATTCGGCGCAGGTGGGGGGCCAGTTGTGATGATCGCGGGAATACTCGAGCCCAGCCTTGATTTGCTCGCCCTCCAACCCTGCCAGGGCTTCAGCCCAAACTTCGCACCAGTCATCAATCGTTTCCTGATCGGGGAAGCAGCTCGTGAAGCGGGTCAGGTACAGCATCCGGAACTTCCCATGGAGAGCGTGAGCCCACGACTTCCTCAACCAATGCTCGGGCCAGACTTTCTCTACCTGCGGCGTGGACGTTGAATTTTCCATTTGTCGCTCCTTGGGTTTTTAAAGGGTAAATGCTCTTCCAGCCGTTTGCCGTGGATTGATCCAGAATTGCCGCTACGTCCTGCCCTTCAGAGTGCATCTGCGTAAGCTGCTTGATAATCAGGTTGGCAGCGCGTACCGTGAAAACGCCTTTGCCGGTTTTTCGCATTTCGTAGAATCCCTGCCAAGCCTCTTGCGAAATGAAATGAGGTATGGAAAAACCATCCTTTGTTTTATCTTGGTTAATGGTTAATGGTTCTTGGTTATTGGTTATTGGTTGGTTGCTCGTCCGTTGAACGGGCGTTGAACGGGCGTTGAGCCTTCGTTCAGCGGATGCTTTTCCAGCGCGAGATGCTTGGTTGATCTTGCCCTTAAAGTGGGCAATTTCCTGCTCTGCGCGTTTATTAACCCAGCCGGATACGGTATGAGTAAAGAATTCTTTTAAGACGATCTCAACTTCTGCTTGATGTTCGCGCATCCCAATCAACCGGCAAGCAACAGAAACATCCGAAGGAATGGGTTCTTCGGATAGGTAATATCTGTCAAGCAATCGCCGGTAGGCGCAATCTTCTACTATGTTGAGATGGCTGGCGTGACTTGAATAGTCGCCAATGTTCCAGGTGTAGTAATGCACTTTTACCCCCTTCAAGGTAGGCGATGCGCCATCACCGAGTGAAGGCTCGGTTCAGCTTGCGTGGCCTGCCGACCAACGCATCACCTGTAATCATAACGGGTTCTTTAGCCCAAATCAAGGTCAAGCTTGCCGCCAAACAGCAGGACGATCTCGTCGTAGCAACCTGGCTTTTCTTCGTCGATAATCTTGCGGATTTCTTTCATCCGCACCGCATATTTCTCCAGATCCTCCCACATAGCGCGGCCTTCCTCGGCGTGATCGTTGTATTCCTGTGCCAGCACTTTCAGTTCGTCGTTTGTCATTTCTTTTTCCTTTTGTATTTGGCCTCGTCTACCACCAACACGTTTTTAGTCATCACCTGGAGCCGGTACGCTGCACCTCTGGCAACGACTGGCCCCCAGGCGTAAACAGCCTGCCTGCTGATGCCTAAAATGTCGGCAATTGCCTGCCGACTCCCAAAGTATTGCACCGCGTCAATTGTTTTCATATTCCTACAATATACCCCTTAAAAGTATTTGTCAAAAAGAGTTGACATGACAAGATTACTTGAATTACTATGGGTTATCGCAGCAAAACAACCGGAGACAAAAAATGAAAATCGGCACAACTGTAATCGTACTTGGTGACAAACCAGAAACGGCAACGATCATTCAGCAGAACCAATACACAAAACCTCCTAGCAACGAATGGCACATTGTTCGTATGCATTCGGATAACGCTAAGTTGTGTGTCCATCAATCGCGCCTGTCCATTGCCTGATTCCTCTGCCCCTGCTATGCGGGGGTTTAGGAATACGCAGCCAGAGCGATTCTGGCGCTTTGGCAGTAGCATCCGATAAACAACGAAGGGGAATGACCATGCAAGCATATTTCAACGGATTGGAAGTTAGCCTGATTACCGCCCGCAATGTTGTGGTCAACGCATACCAAGATCAGGGCGGCGATAGGGACAATATTGAGCTTATCTTTGCAAGCGCATTAGCAGGTGGCGAGGAACAGCGTGACATGCTGACCGAATATAAAATTGAAATTGTGGTCTAGCCTTTACCGTCAAAGCCGCACCTGCACTAGTGGCTTTGGCAGTACCGGCAGCAACCGATAAGCAACGAGGAGATGACATGAACGAAGCACACGGGGACGAGGATTGGGTTGACGCAGTAGAACCAACGGCGCGGCATCTTGAGCTTGCGCTGGAAGACGTGGTCGAATGCATCATGGATCACGGTGGGTATCCCGCGCAAGGTCGCCGCCAGTTTGACTTGTACGATTTTCTGTTTGAAAACCGCGATCCTAGCTACGCAATGGAGATGTACGTTGCCTCTATGTCCAGTAACACACGCGCATCTGCAACGCGCATCGAGCGCGAACGCAAACTGGTCGAGGGGGTTCTTATCAAACACCTGACGGGTTCCGATCTAGTTAAAGACCTTGCCGCTGAGTACGCAGCGGAGGACGAATGAGCATCTCCGAAATTTGCAGTTACGCTTGCGCCATTGGCGCGGCAGTTTGTTTTTTAATCTTGATATGGGGAAACAATGAATAAATCAGACAGCATTGCAGGACTGGCGGCAGCACTTGCAAAGGCGCAGGGAGCAATGAAGGGGGCAATCAAGGACTCAGCGAACCCGTTCTTCAAATCGAAATACGCTGACTTGTCGAGCGTGGTCGAGGCGATCCGCGCAGCGTTTTCTGCTAACGGACTAAGCTACATCCAGACTGTCGAGCCGAGCGACAAGGACGAGGTGCGGATCGAAACAACCCTGCTTCACAGCTCGGGAGAGTGGATTTCCTGCGGGGTGCTGGCCCTGCCGGTCAGCAAGCATGACGCGCAAGGGTTTGGATCTGCCCTCACTTACGCCCGTCGATACAGCCTGTCAGCCGCGGTTGGAGTGGCGCCGGAAGATGACGATGGCAACGCAGCCAGCGCAACCAAGCCCAAAGATGACTACACAAAACATCTGCTGGCAATTGCCGCTGCACCGACGATGGATGATCTGCAAGCAGTGTTCAAGACCGGATACAAAGCCGCACAAGCCACGCAGGACACGATGGCAATGGCAATCCTGACTACCGCCAAGAACAAGCGCAAAGAGGTTCTCCAGCGCACCGAGAGCTTTCTGGAAGGCAGCCAATGAGCATTCAGGGGACACCAGAGTGGCTTGCTGAACGTGCTGGCAAAGTCACAGCCAGCATGATTTCAGCGGTGCTTATGAAACCGGAAACGGCAGGGTTTCGGGACTACCAGGCGCAGCTTGTCGCTGAGATCCTGACCGGCAAGCCGCAAGGCTCGGACTACACCAACGCCGCCATGCAGTTCGGGACGGAAATGGAACCCCTCGCCAGAAGCGCATACGAGGCTGAGACTGGGTTTTCTGTTGACGAGGTAGGGTTCTGCCTGCACCCGACTATTAAACGCGCTGGAGCCTCCCCAGACGGTTTGGTGGGCAATTCTGGGCTTGTAGAGATTAAATGCCCAAAGGTGGCAACCCACCTGGCTTACTTGATTGCAGACGTTGTACCGGCTGCGTATAAAAACCAGATGATGTGGCAAATGGCTTGCAAAGGTCGGGACTGGTGCGATTTCGTTAGCTTTCGCCCTGATCTACCGGAGCATCTGCAACTCTTTATTATCCGTTTTAAGCGCGATCCAGCGCGGATTATTGAACTGGAAACTGCGGTGGTTGCCTTTTTGGACTCCGTGGACAAAATGTTATCTCAACTCAAAAAGGTCTAAAAATGCACATCTCCGTAACTTGGCACGACAAAAATTTCAACCTTGATTTGGCATCCGCTGAAGGCAAAGAAGCGTTCCTATCAATCAAAGGTTGTCGCCTGGTTGAGTCAACCAAAGGCGAATTCATCAGCTTCCCAAGTCGCAAGAATGAACAGACGGGGAAATACTGGAACCATGTTTGGGCAAATGCAGCTTTTCAAGCAAAGGTAATTGATATTGCAAAAGCCTCGCGCCCTTCTGTTGTTGAAACAAACGACGATTCAATTCCATTTTGAACCTCACAACAAGAGCGCGGCTCATTTACCCAAGCCGCCGAAACCAAGCAAAGTGGGTGATGGCAATCCGCTACCTTCGCCGGAAAAATCTGTGGGTGCTGGATAAGTTTTCCCGCAAACCAACATGGACGCTGCCGCAATGATGGAACTCCACAGTTGCAACTATTACTGCGAGCGCCCAGCTTGCATCAAAGCACATCGGGACGAGATGCGTGGTTGGTTTTTTGACACGCAAACCGTCGCAGCT